GGAGCAAGATGAAGAAGACAGAACGCCGTACCTTTACGGTCAGAGACATAGAGGCAAGACAGGCAGATGACGGTACTATGCGTATGGCAGGCTACGCTGCTGTGTTTAACGAAGCATCTGTTCCTTTGCCATTCATTGAGAAGATTGCACCAGGTGCATTCAGAAAGACACTATCTGAGACACCAGATGTTCGTTTATTGGTTAACCATGAAGGATTACCTATGGCCAGAACAAAAAACGGTACCATGAGATTGTCTGAAGACGACAAAGGACTATACTTTGAAGCAGAATTAGCAAACACACAAGAAGCAAGAGACCTCTATACTCTTGTTGAGCGTGGAGATGTTGATCAAATGTCATTTGCATTCAGAGTAATTCGCCAGAACTGGAGCAAGGATCGTTCAGAAAGAACCCTTACTGAGGTAAGCCTTTCTGATGGAGATGTATCAATCGTCACATATCCTGCATATACAGCAACTTCTGTAGAGGCTAGAGAATTAATTAAAAGAGCCATGCATGAAATAAAGGCAGGCAGAGAAATAACAGGCGAATCCCTACTAGTATTAAAACAAATCTTTGGAGACCTATCTGAAGGCCATGAATATATCATGAAGGCAGTAGAAGTAATGGCTATGCTGTTTGGTGAAGGTGAGATGGAAGATGATTCTATGTCTCCATTAGAACAAGTTGAAGAAGATGAAATGGAATCAGAAAGCCGTGAAAAGGTAGGAGATTTTGTTCGTTGGAATTCATCTGGTGGTCTTGCAAGAGGCCGTATTGTAGAAATTAAGAGAGAAGGATCTATTAATGTTCCTAACTCAGATTTCAGCATTACAGCAGAAGAAGGAGATCCAGCAGTTCTTATTCGTGTATACAGAGAAGTAGAAAGTGGCTGGGAAGCAACTGAGACTCTTGTTGGACACAAAATGTCTGAACTAACATACATTGATCCACTTCCAGAAGCACAAGAAGAGGCTGCTAATGTTCTAAATGTTGTAGATGTTCCTGGACAAGGTGGAAAGATTGTTGGAGATTTTCCTTCAGTTCTTAATTTCCTTCCAGATAACATGCCAAGATCAATGTCTCTACGCTTAGCACAAGCAAAGAGAAACACAATAAAATAATATTCCTATCTAACAAGATAGGTAGAAGTCGGAGTTAGGTTCACACCCGTAAGCGTCGTGAAATCCATAACCACCACCTCAAACTAACAAACTCACAAAGGAGAACAATAAATGTCTTATTTAGACAAAGTAATTGAACGCCGTGATGCAGTTAAGGTTGAAATGGATGCTATTCTTGAGGCAGTTGCTTCAGAAAATCGTACAGACCTTACAGAAGATGAATCAGCAAAGGTTGATACCCTTGTTGAAGAGTCACGCTCACTAGATTCAAAGATTGAAAAGTTGACTGCTCAGGCAGCAGCAGACACAAAGGCTGCAGAAGCACGATCATCAGTTGCTGAAGTTGCAATGCCAAAGGTTGGCGGAGCAAAGGTAACTCGTGAAGCCCGTACATATTCTGCAGACACAGATGCTTCATTCGTAAAGGATGCATTTACTGCTAAGTTCAGCAATGACTATGCAGCACAAGAGCGTCTTGCTCGTCACACTCGTGAAGAGGAAGTTGAGCGTCGCTCAGTAGGAACTGGCAACTTTGCTGGTCTCGTAATTCCACAATACCTAGTTGATCTAGCAGCACCACTTGCTCGTGCAGGTCGCCCAACAGCAGACTTTGCAACAAACAAGATGCTACTTCCAGCAGCAGGTATGACACTAAATATCTCACGCATGACAACTGGTACATCAACAGCAATTCAGGCTGCTGAAAACGATGCTGTCTCAAATACAAATGCTGACGATACACTACTTACTGTGAATGTTCGTACAATCGCAGGTCAACAGGATATCTCAAAGCAGGCTATTGAGCGTGGTACAGGTATTGACCAGTTCATCATTCAGGATCTTATCCGTGGATGGCACACAACACTTGACAACCAGATCCTTAACGGTGACGGAACATCAGGTTCTATCCTAGGTCTTGATGCAACACCAGGAACTAATGTTGTAACATTTACAGAAGCATCACCAACAGTTGAATTACTATATCCAAAGTTGGCAGATGCTTACCAGCAAGTACAGACAGATGCGTTCATGAACCCAACACACTGGGTAATGCACCCACGCCGTCTGGCATTCTTGCTTGCAGCAGTAGACAATTCAGGTCGTCCACTTGTTGTTCCAACACTAAACGGACCAATGAACTCAGTCGCAACAGGTGCAGGACAGGCATACTACGGTAACTCAGGTTACTCAATGATGGGTCTACCAATCGTTGCTGATGCAAATGTTCGTACAAACGCTGGAGCAGGTGGAAACGAAGATCGTATCTATTGCGTAACAGCACCAGAATTCCACCTATGGGAGCAAGCAGGATCACCATTCGCATTGAACTTTGATGCAACTGGTGCAGGCTCACTCACAATCAAGTCAGTTGTATACGGCTATGCTGCAGCAACTGCAGGTCGCTATCCAGGAGCATTCTCAATCGTTGAGGGTACTGGTCTAGTAGCACCAACATTCTAAAGTTTACATAGTTTATCTATGTAATACTTAGAGAAATCTAAGGAGGAGTGGGTCAGAGAAATCCCCATCAATGGCCCACTCTTTTTAAAAAAAGGAAGTTATGAAAAGAATTAAGAATATCTTTAAGATTAAGAAAGAGACAGCAAGTGCTACTCCTAAGACGGAGAAGGCTATGTTGCCTAAACTGGAAAAGAGGAATAAATGAGTAGACCTACGCTTGCACAGAGTTCACAGCCTAATAATGTCTATACGACATTGGCAGATGTGAGAAATGCACTGCAGATTGAAGACAGCCTGGATGATAATGATATCCAAGCAGCGATTCTTGCTGCAAGCCGTATGATTGACGAGTATTGCCAGAGATCTTTCTATCAAGAGGGTACATTAGCAGCACCTGTAACTAAATATTACACACCACTAAGTCCGTGGTATTTAGAGATTGACGACCTTATTGAACCAACAGAAGTAAGATCAAGAGCAAATCAATCTGGACCATTTACACAAATATGGAACTTAGACACAGACCTAATGTATGAGCCTGTTAATAATCCAGAAGTAGGTATGCCAATAACAAGACTATTAGCAATACAGACATATGTCTTTCCTTACTTCTTTCCTCAGACAGTTAAGATAACTGGAGTCTGGGGTTTCAAAGCAATACCTTACGAAGTAGAATTAGCCTGTAAGATTCAGGCATCAAGATTATTTGTTAGAAAGCAATCTCCATTTGGTATTGCAGGATCTGTAGAACTAGGAACAGTTCGCTTGAACTCTCGTCTAGATCCAGATGTTGAGATGCTTCTAAAAACATATCGTAGAAACTTTGGGTTGGCATTCTAAGATGGCAATTTCCAATATAAATGGCGTAAGAGATGCATTAAAAGCAAATCTACAGACAATATCAAACTTAAGAGTCTATGATTTGATTCCAGATGTTATTGTTCCGCCATGTGCAGTAGTAGGACAATTGGACTTTCAATTTGATGTTGACAATATGCGTGGTTTAGACCAAGCATCTGTTGATGTATTTGTGATTGTTCAAAGAATATCAGAAAGAACAGGACAAGACAAACTTGATAATTTCCTGGCTGGAAGTGGTAATGGATCAATCAAAACTGCTTTAGAGTCAGACAGATCACTAGGTGGCCTTGTTGATACACTCAGAGTTATAAGTGCAGAAAGTGGTACATATACTTCTGGTGAGCAATCTTTCTTATCATATCGCTATAACCTCACAATCTGGGGCTAAGGAGAGCAAATGGAATATACAGTAATCTCAAACAAGAAAGTTTGCGGTAAGGTAAAAGATGAGAAACTTACCAAAGATGATATACTTAGTGCAGGTGGAAGTGTTGAACATCTTCTTGCAGCAGGTCATATTGTATCCGCAAATGCAGTAAAAGTAACACCAGTAGTACCACAAGCAACACAGCAGGAAACAAAATTTCCTGTTTTTAACTCAGTAAATAACGAACAAGGAGAAAATAACAATGGCTAGAATAGTATTAACAAATGTGGAAGTAAAACTTGGCGCAGTTGATCTCAGCGATCATGTTGCTTCAGTAACACTTTCTTCAACATATGATGTTATTGAGACAACTGCATTCGCAGGCGGAAATGTTCCAGCAGCAGCAAAGACAAGACAAGCAGGACTTGTTGATAACTCAGTTACTCTTGAATTCCATCAAGACTTCGCAGCAGGCGAAGTAGAAGCAACAGTCTATCCACTTTTGGGTGGAACAGTTGCTATGACTGTAAAGCCTAACACATCTGCACCAGATGCAGTAGATAACCCTCGCTATGATTTTACAGCGTTGGTTTCAGAGTGGACACCATTAAATGGTGCAGTTGGCGAATTAGCAACTGCTTCTGTTACATGGCCAATCACAGGTGCAATCGTTAAGGATGTAACTCCTTAATCATGGCAAAAATAGTTCTAACTAACGCATATGTTGTATTTGAAGGTACCTATGATTTTAGT